GCTCCACGCCTCGCATGACGGGACCCGACGCTGCACGCCCTCAGTTCTGTACCGCATTGCCTTTCCTCCGGAGGGTGAGGCGACAATCTAGCCCAAACTCCACAGAATCAAAACCAATGAAAACAGGAGATCGCCATGACTACGGGATTTGTCTCGCGTTGGAAGGGCAAGGTTATGGCGGTTGGCGCGTCGCTGTGCCAATTCGGCGCCGGCGCTGGGCAATTCGGCTTTAGCGGCAACCTTTCTAAACAGAGCAGCGCCGCCGGCGTTGGCAACGGCGCGGACAGCACGGAAGACGTTCTCTTCAGCTATTCGCTGCCTCCGAATTCGCTGGATCAGGTCGGCCGACAGGTCATGATCGAGGCGTGGGGCAGCTTTGCGAACAATACGCACAGCAAACATGCGCAGCTCTATTTCGGATCTGAACTCGTGGATAGCGGCGCGAACACCACTGCCGGCGGCATCGGCTGGTACCTGTTGCTGATTGTCACGAAAACGGGGCCATCGACGCAGACGATAGTCGGCCAGCTTATCGCCGGCACGGTCCACGGCGGCTGCACCGTCCAGTCTGGGGCCGAGACCGATACCTCCCCGATCACGATCAAGGCCACGGGCGCATCCGGTTCCTCGGCTGCAGGCGACATTCTTTGCAATGCCCTCACAGTCACGGCGCTGAATTAACCAGCGCCATTAAGCGGAGTTTGCATATGAAGCGCATCGCCGCCCTAGGCCTCGCTGCTGCCTTGTGGGCGGCGCTCGTTCTCCCGGCCTATGCGGTCGCGCTGCTCAACGTCGGCCTCACGACGGCCGTGACGGCGCAAGTTACGCCGACCTATCAGCTCCGCGGCCAGCCTGGCCGATGGCTTCCGGCCGGCGCCGCGCTGCAGGGCACATTCACCTACGGCTCGGGCGGGACGACTGCCGACGCTTGGGTGCAGACGTCGCTCGACGGCGGCACGACATGGATCGACGTTGCCAATTTTCACTTCACGACGAGCTCGGCTAGGTTCGTCTTCAACCTCAATTCCGCGACCTCGGTCGCGACGGAATACACGCCGACCGTCGGCACGCTGACGGCGAACACCGCCAAGGACGGCATCATAGGCTCGATGTGGCGCGTCGAATACACCAGTGTCGGGACCTATGCCGGCGGCACGACGCTAAGGGTCGATGCCTTCACCAACGGCCTGACCTCGTTCCCGTGATGGCGCGCCATGTCCTGGTCCTATAATCCGGCCCAGCTCGCCACCAATACGACCTACCAAGTCCGCCGCCTGATCGGTGATGTCAACATGAACACCCAGCAGGTCCAGGACGAAGAGATCGCCTTTGCTCTAACGCAGCGCGCGACGATCTATGGTGCTGCAGCGGAGTGCTGCTCGTATATCTCGGCCCAGTATAGCCGCGACGTTGACACCGTCGCGGGCGAGCTGCGCACACTCTATTCAAGCCGCGCCAAGGCTTACGCGGCACGCGGCGCTTATTTCGAGTCCGTCGCGCTTACGAGAAGCGGGGCGCTTCCCTACGCCGGCGGCATCAGCGAATCCGACAAAGCTACGCAAGAACAGGACGCCGACCGCGTGCCACCCTCCTTCAATATCGGCATGGAAGAAGCTGACCTGCCAGTTGGGCCCGTCGGTAATGAGACATCATCCGGGCCAGAACCCGAGGCCGGTCCATGAGCTTCACTATCTCAATCGATACGAGCAAGGCCTCAGCACGCTTCGGGACGCTGACGGAGCGGACGCGCACGGCCCTACGTGGCGTTATCATCGAAGGCACGCGGGACCTCACGGGGCTGGTCCGCCAAAAGCTGTCAGGCGGCGTGCTGCAGACTCGGTCTGGCAGATTGCTGAACAGCATTCGCCAACAGCTTGTCGAGAATCCACAGTCCATCTATGGGCAGGTCTGGTCGCAAGGCGTTCCTTACGCCGCGATTCATGAGTTCGGAGGGCGCACACCGGCGCACATCATCGAAGCGCGCAACGCAAAAGCGCTGGCCTTCATGATGGGCGGCCAACTGGTCTTCTTCCGCAGGGTCCACCATCCAGGCTCGAACATTCCGGAGCGCAGCTACATGCGATCGTCGCTCGATGACATGCGGGATATCTTGATCGCTAGAATGACGGCCGCGGTGCGCGAAACAGCGAAGGCGGCTTGATATGCCGACGACGCGAGAGCAGGCAGCGGAAGCGCTCGTCGCGTTGCTGCAGACGCTAGGGCCCGGCGGGTCCGGCGCGTTTGCGACAGTCAGTCGCTACGTGCGAGTGCCACAGGGCGGCTCGCTTGACACTGCCATCGCGCAGCCGGCGCTTTACACAGTGCCTATCGGCGAATCGACGAAGCAGCAAGGCGCAGGACATCTCCGCCTCTTGACGCTTCATTATGATCTTTACATCTATGCCAAGCTTCCTGTCGGCTCGACACCGGGCACCGGCGACGGGATCACCTCCGGCGACCAAGTCCTCAATCCTCTAATCGAGGCGATTGAAACGACAATCGCGCCGCCCACTGGCCAGGTCGGGCAGACTCTTGGTGGCGTCGTCGAGTATTGCTGGATTGAAGGCGAAACGGCCAAGGCCGTCGGCGAAATGACTCCAGACGGTCAGTGCTTTTGCGCGATTCCGATCAAGATCCTCATTCCATGAGGATGCGCAGCGTCTTCATTGCGATGCCCGCCTATTCGGGTGAGATCACCGTGCCGACCGTAACAAGCCTGGAACGCGCACGCGACGAGGCAGTCAGGGCTGGCTGGGAATGCACCATCAGCATCCGCCCGGGCGATTCCATGGTGCATCGCAGCCGGAATGTCATGCTGACCGATTTCGTCGATTCTGGCGCGACTGATCTTATTTGCTGGGACGCAGATGTCGCAACCGCGCCAGGCGCCTTCCTGCGTTTGATGTCGCATCCTGTTGATTTCGTCGGTGGCGCCTATCGTTGGCGCTCGGATCCGGAGCAATATGCGGTCCGCTCAATCGGTCCGCTCATCGAAGGTCAAGAAACTGGCCTCTTAACCAACCAGAAGCTCGGCCTCTCTGCCGGCTTCCTCCGCGTTACGCGAGGCGCCATCGACAGGATGATCGCCGCGCATCCCGATCTTTGGGCACTTGATCGCGGGCGTAGGATCGTTTGGTTCTTTGACTTCCTACTCATCGATCACGAGCCGTTCTCTGAGGATTTCGTCTTTTGCCAGCGCTACCGGGAAGCCGGTGGCACGGTGTGGCTCGACCCAGAATTACCGCTTCACCACACCGGCCAGAAGACCTTCTCCGGCCGGTTCGGCGATCATCTGCGGCGCCAGCGTGCCGCGTCTGTCCCACAAAGCGCGCTCGATGCCGCCAGGAAGATGCTCGACGAGGCAGAACTTTCCGGTGCTGAAGGCGTCAGAATGGTCATGGCACCCTGAAATAATTCCGATAGGAGAGTGAATCCATGCTCGCAACCTTTGGCTCCGGGCGGCTCTACGGAACGCGCACTGACGTAGCGAATGCAACCCCCATTGAATTCGGCGTGCTGCAGAGCGTCGATCGCGATTTCTCATTCACGACAAAAGCGCTCTACGGCGCAAACCAATTCGCCGTCTTTGTCGCTCGAGCCGAGGCTAAATGGACGCTGAAAGCGAAGGCCGGAATTATCTCCGGCCTGCTGTTCAACAATTGCTTCTTTGGCCAGAGCCTGACGACCGGACAGACTGCTTTGGCCGCGGGCGAGGCGCACACGGTGCCAGCGAGTTCGCCCTTTACGATTTCGCCGACAAACCAAGCCACGTTCAAATCCGATGAGGGCGTGACCTATGCCGGCGGCCCCGGCTTGGGCCTGCCGCTCACTGAGACGTCAACCGCGCCGAGCGCGTCGGGCACCTATGAGCCGCCGCCAGCGCCGAGCACGACCGGCGTCTATAGTTTCAGCTCAAGCGATGCGGGCAATCCCGTCCTGCTCAATTATCTCTATACATTGACGACCGGCGAGCAAATCGCACTCGTAAATGAGCTGCTTGGCACGACGCCTTATTTCAGCGGAGTCTTCCGCGGCCGCGATCCGAAGACGGGCCTCTATGAGACGCTGGTTATCAATCGCATGACGAGTTCGAAACTCACGCTTGGCAGCAAGACCTCCGACTACGCGATCCCAGAGTTCGACATGGAGATCATGGACGACGGGACCGGCAACATCGGGATCTGGTCATTCGGGGACGTGAGCTGATGGCGAAGAAGACAGCCACGATCACGCTCGGCGAGAACACATACGAAATTCCGCAACTCAATATCGGCCAGCTCGAGGATATCGCGATAGCGGCCACGTCCGGGAAGGCCCGCCCATTTGAGATCCTGCGCGTCATTATGAGCAGGGCAATCCCAGCGTGCAAGGATATCAAAACGATCGAGGCTTCGCCCGCCGAAATTCGAGCAGCCACTGACGCCATCATGGCATTGAGCGACTTGGAGATCCCTAAGGGGGAAGAGGAGCCGCCGGCGCCGGCGGCCTAACCGAGCAATTTTTCGAACTAGTCTTCGGGCGCCTGGGAGAGGAATGCAACTTCCCGCCGCATGTGGTGCGCGAGATGACAATCGCCGACGTCTTGCGGCAATTCTCCTACTGGCGCCGCCGACCACCCGCCGGGGATCTGATCTCGATCATTGCGCAGTTTCTCGGCTGGAAGCCGCCGCAGCCCGAGACCAGTCAGGCGGACTTTGCTGAGGCGGCCAAGGAAAACGCCGAATGGTTTAGGAGCCCTGAGAGATTCTTCGCGCCGGGATTCGGCAAGAAGGTGAAGCAAGATGGCTGACGACGACGTTCAGGTAAAGTTTGGGGCCGATATCAGCGACCTTTCGGCTGGTGTCTCCCAAGTCACCGATCTCATTTCAGGCGTAGCGGATCCGATCCAAGGCCTCGTCGCGCACTTTGGGGAGCTCGCTGGGGCGATCGCCGCCGCATTCTCGGTCAAGGCCGTGGAGGATTTCGCCGAGTCAATGGGCGAACTCGGCACGCAAACAGCGCGTGCTGCGGCCATCCTTGGCGTTCCGACAGAGCAGATCGCTGGGCTCGGCCTTCTTGCACAAGCAGGCGGCTCCGATATCGACTCCTTGACGATGGCCTTCGCCCGCATGAGCCGCAACATCATTGACGGGAGTGATCAGGCGAAGCGTGCGCTGGGCGCGCTCGGCCTTTCGCTTGAAGCGTTCAAGGCAATGACGCCTCAGGAGCAACTCGAAACACTCGCGCAGAAATTCTCGCAATCGGCTGACGGCGCACAAAAGGATGCCGTCGCGATCTCACTGCTCGGCCGCTCCGGCTATGCGCTTATTCCCATCCTCGACCAAGGCAAGGCGGCGATCGACGCATGGATAGGGAAAGCGCAGGAGCTTGGCGTAAGCCTTGGCGGCCCCGTCGTCGCCGCCATGCGCCAGATGCACGACGCCTTTGTTGAAATGAACGCCGCCTTTCAGGGCGCACAGGTTGCGGTCTTCCTTCAATTTAATCAGGCCATCCTCGGCGCTGTTAAGATCGTCACGGATTTGGCTGCGGCCTTCAGTGAAGCCATGCGGACCGGCGGGATGCTGAAGGATATCATGACCGCCCTCGGCTTCTCTGCGCAGGTTGTCGTCTCGGCGGTCTCGATGATCATCGTTGCCTTTCGTGAGCTCTGGCTCGCCGCGACGGACACGATCGACGCTGTCGAAATTCTTCTCGTCCATCTCGGCAAATCGATCGGTGATATAGGCACCGGCAACTTCGCTAGGGCTGAGGGCGAATGGAAGGGCTTCCTCGCCGACCTCAAATCGCGGACGAACGATTATATCGCCGATTCGAAGGCCGCGATGCAGACCTATATGGACGAGTTGAATGCGATCTGGGTTAGCGGTGCCTCCAAGATCACCGCGGCGGATGATAAGCTGAAACTCGACATGGCGGCACGCCAATCCAGGGCGGCCCAAGAAGCAGTTGCAGCCGCCTTGAAACAAGGTGAGGGCGAAATCGCTGCAGTCGAAGCAACCGAGAAGAAAAAAGCGGAGCTGATCGCCGAAGGCGTCAAAATGAAGACGATCGGCGCGCAAAAGGCCCTGCAGGAAACGCTTGCAGCGCTGAAGCAGGAGCTCGATGGCGAACTGGCCGTCTACAATCAGGAGCTGGCGATCGCCGGCCTGAGCGCCTCGCAGCACCAAGAGATCCTCAATGAAATGCAGAAAGCGCATGAAAAATATGATGAGGCGGTGACCGCGGCGGAAGCAAAGGCGGCCGAGGCGACGAAGCAGCAGTGGGATCAAGTCTTCAATTACATGAGCACCGCTTTCGATTCGCAGATCAACGGGCTGCTGCGTGGCACCACGAATTGGGCAACGGCATTCAAGAATATTCTGGCCGACCTGGTTGAAGACGTCATCAAGTTCTGCATCAAATGGGCTTTGCAGCAGGCTGAGACAGTCTCGATGAATATCGCCGGCGTCAACGCGCAGACGGCCGCAACGGTTGCGGGCGCGAATGCCGGCGCCGCTGCTCAGGCGACCGCCGCGATGGTCGGCGTCGGCGCAATGCTGGCGAACTTTGCCAAAGCGATCGCCGCCGATGCAGGGGCGGTGTTCGGCGGCATCTTCGCCTTTCTCGCGCCATTCATGGGGGCGGCCGCGGCTGGGCCCGCGGCGGCCGGTGAAAGCTCGGTGCTGGCGGCGGCTGGCGCGATCGGCGGCATGTATGATGTGGGCTCCTGGTCGGTGCCGAGCGACATGATCGCTCAGGTCCATCAGGGCGAGATGATCGTGCCCGCAGCACAAACGCCATGGGCGCAGAGCCTCATGGCGAATGGCGGCGGCGGCGGGGGCCAGCCGATCAATATCACCTTCGCAATCACGGCGATGGATTCGCAGAGCATCATGCAGAGCCTCGGGAGCGTCAAAACGCAGCTCGCGCGGACGCTCAGCGACACCATTTCGCGCAACCCGTCCTTGAGGCCCAGCTATTGAGGCTCGGCGATGGCCTTCAATGCCTTCCCGTCCTTATCGCCCGCGTTCCCGATCGCCCGCTCGCCGGCCGTCGATACGGTGCGGCAGGAATCAATTTCGGGCAAGCGGACACTTTTGCCGTTGCGCACTGTGCCCCGCTGGAAGTGGCAGATCACCTACCAAATCTTGCGGTCGGCCTATTTCACTTATGGTTCCTTTGACGAGCTCGAAACACTCACCGGGTTCTGGCTCGCTCAATCGATCTCCGGATTGCCATTTGCCTATACTGAGGCAGAAGACAGCACGGCCACAAACCAAGGCTTCGGTGAAGGTGACGGGGAGACGACTGCATTCCAACTTACTAGAGGACGCAGCGGCTTTGCGGAGCCTGTCTATGCCCCCACGATCATCACATCGGTCGAAATCGCCGGCACGCCGACGGCCGCCTATACGCTTGGCGCAACTGGCATCGTGACCTTCAATAGCGCGCCGGGGGCGGCGCAAGCGCTGACCTGGTCCGGCTCATACGCGTGGCTTTGCCGTTTTGACGAGGATACGCTTAATCTCTCGCGCTTCATGGCCGGGCTGAGCGAGGCAAAATCAGTGAAATTCTCTAGCGAGATCGCGCCGTGAAGGCGGTCTTCGATCCGACTGGGGAGTTCGTCCCCTACCTCAATTCTGCCGGCGGCCAGATCCCGCTAATTCAATACGATCTCTACACCTTCTCTCTGACCGGCGGTGGGATGCTCCTGTGGACGACGGCCGACTTTCCGATCACCGCGCCAACGGATGCGTACTGGAACGCGCCGAGCGTCTTTGCGCCGGGCACCCTTTGGTTCTCGGGCATGACCTGGTTGCCGAAGGTCCTGGACGCCGAGGACAATAAGGCGACAGCGCATTGGAAGATTGGTCTCGACAGCGATACGTGGCAGGTCAAGATCGCGCCACGGCCCTTCGATCTCGCGACCGGCAATCCTTTCCCGGATATGATCGGCGATGTTCCGATCTTGCAGGCTGCCGCTGCGGGCGCGCTCGATAGTGCCGACGTTATCGTATCGCGTGCATATTTCGCAGCAGTTCCAATCTGGCCGATCCCGGTCATAGGCCTCGCGCCGATCGGCGTCGTGCATATCTTCCGCGGACTCATGGGCGAGGCAGATGTCACAACATCATCGCTCTATCTGAACATCAACGACTATAAGTCCCTGCTCGGTCAGCAGATGCCACGCAACCTCTACCAGGGCTCGTGCCGGCATCTGCTCTATGATATCGGCTGCACACTCAACGCAGCCGACTTCACGGAAACCGGCACCGCTGGCGTCGGCTCAACCCAGGCCGTGATTGTCTCATCGATCGGCGCGCCTCCCGGTTCCGGCACTTATCAGCTGGGCACAATGACCTTCACGTCAGGGGCGAATGAGGGCGTGTCGCGCTTGATCTCGCAATGGGCAGTCGGCCAGGGCTTTTTCGCGATGCTCAATCCTTTCCCTTATCCGGTCTCTATCGGTGATGCATTCAGTGTGACGGCGGGATGCGACAAGCAGCAGTCCACGTGCTCGGCGTTTAACAATCTCCTCAACTTTGGTGGCGATTCCTATATCCCGGCGCCGGAAGTGAGCCTCGGATGATGATCCTGCTGCAGCGTTACATCAAGAGACTTGCTGGCCGTTACATCAAGAGACTTGCTGGCCGCGATCCGGGAATTCTCGGGGTCGAGAATATCCTCGAAGACGAAAACGTGCTTGCCACCGAGCCCCGCCGGCAAAAGGCAAATAAACGTGAACGCAAGCGTGATCGTTAACGACGCGCCACGCGCCAAGATCATCGCCGTCGCGCGCAGTTGGATCGGCACGCCGTTCCACAATCTCGCATCGAAAAAAGGCGTCGGCGTCGATTGCGCGCATTTTCTTCGCGAGGTTTATGTCGAGGCTGGCGTTATTGAGCCGTTCGAGATCAAGCCATATACGCCGCAGTTCATGCTGCACAGCGACGATCCGAAATTCGAGTCCTATGTCGTCCGGTTCGGCGAGGAGATCGCAGAGACGGCGGTCAAGCCGGGCGATGTCGTGCTCTACAAAGTTGGGCGCAGCTTTTGTCATGGTGCGATCATCGTCGAATGGCCGCGCGCGATCATCCATGCTTTCAAGAGCTACGGCCGCGTAGTGGAGAGCGGCGCGCGTGAGAGCGATCTTCTGCGACTGAAGGTGAAGTTCTTCTCCAAATGGCCATAGGCGCATGTCATCGATCTTTGGGGCTGGACAGCGCGCGAATAGCGACAACACCCCGGCCACAAACATCCGCATCCAAAGCTCGATACAGGGGCGCCCGAAGGCGATAGGAGCAGGCCAAAATCGGGCATCTGGAAATTGCATTTGGTACGGCGATTTCACGGTCACGCCCGCCAGCGCACCAGGGGGGAAAGGGGGCGGCGGTGTATCGGGTCTGTTTAAGGGGCAGCCAGGCCTATATAATTATTCGGCCTCGTTCATCATCTCGCTCGGTGAGGGGCCAATTTCCGGCATTCAGACGGTCTACAATGGGAACGCAATTGATTTTCTCGTGACGCCGCCGCAGTCCATTCTGAATGACCTCACCGCCCTCGGCATCACGCCGACCTACGGCAATACTTACGGCATGACGTTTCTGGACGGCGATTATGGGCAGGAGCCTTGGAGCTATCTGAGTTCAGCGCACCCCAGCCAAGCACTTGCCTACCGGGGCGAGGCGCTGGCCTGCTTCGCTAATCTGGGCCTCGGCGGATCGCCGGCGCTGCCGAATTTCACATTCGAGCTCCTGTGGGAGATCAATAGCGACATTCCCTCGGTTGGGCCGGATGCGAATCCGGCAGACT